ATATCTATATCATGCAAAAGAAAACTCGCAGTTTACTAGAGGAATTAGAGGCTATTGGAAATAATCGTGATACTAAACATATCATTGAGAGCCGTGCCCATAACATAATTACCAGTGCAATTAATCTATTAGAAATGATTAATAAGCATTATGATACTGAGAAAGCTCAAATATTAGAGCGTAAATTATTAAGTGCGATTAAAGCAAGAGATCAAGATAGATTTTCCAAGAGTATTAGGAAAAAAGATGAAAATCAATGAAGTCATAATTAATGAAGGTGTTTGGGATAGTGTTAAAAACGCAGCTTCAGGAGTTAAAGGTATTGCAGGTAATGCGATTAATAGTAAATCTTTGAATATGGCTTCCAATGCGGTAAAAGCAACCGGTAACGAGTTAAAAAATTTCGCCAATTATACAACTAACGCTGCAAAAAGAATAGGTAACGGAAAGCTGTTTAAATCGGTAACCGGGCAAAAAACACAAGCGAATGTTAGAAAAAATACTTATCAGCAACAACAAATAAAAAATCAATTTATTAAAAATTTTAATCAAATGTTACAAAAACAAATTATAGCCAATAAAGTAGCTAATGTTCCTTTTGACTTGAATACATTTGTTAATCAATTAGCTAAAAAAGATGGGTTAGATTTAACACATAGTGCATATGGATCAAAATTTGCACCTGCAATTAAAGCGGCACAAGATAGTAAGTATAGCCCTGCATCAATCAATGTATTAGGATCACTAATGTACTCTGCTGCAGTTGCAGCACAGTCAGGTATAACGACTGCAACAGTTACACAACCAGCAACAAATACACAATCGGCACCAGTAGCACAACCAGCGACAAATACACAACCCACGAAACCACGTCAACCGGTAAAACCCGGTGGAAACGTATACAGAATAAAATAAAATGCAAGACATAAGAGAAATTGTCAACAAACTAGAAAGTTTGAATGAAACCATTGTCACAGAAGATAAGGGTCACTTAGACCATCCTGAAGATAGTATCTTTATTGGTGGTAGTTCTTATGCGGTTAAAGCAGTTAATGCCATTACATCAACTGTGAAAAATCCAAATATCATAACTATTAAATGGGATGGTTATCCTGCATTAATATTTGGTCGTGGACCTAATGGTAAGTTTGCTATCATGGACAAACACATGTTTAATAAAAAAGATGGAGCAGGTCGTATTGCTTATAGTCCACAACTATTTCGTAAATATGACTTGGAGCGAGGTGTAGACCGTAGCCAACTACATCAAATAGTAAATGAAATTTGGCAAGGTCTTAGTACTGAAGATCAAGGTGAGGGTTATTATTGGGGTGATTTATTATTCAGTCAACCTTTACAAGAAGAAAATGGATTGTACAAGTTCCGTGCTAATCCAAATGGTATTACATACACAGTAGATACTGATAGTGAAGTTGGTAAATTATTGAAAGACAAGATTGCTGGAATAGCAGTACATCAATATATTAAATCAACTGCATTGTCTACTGATGAAGCAAGTAGCTTAAATGGTAGTATAGGAAAATTGAATAACAATAGCAATGTGGCAATCGTTCCTAGTAAAATGCCTATTGCCCCAAAACTACAATTTAATGAACAACAAAAGAATAAAGCACTACAATTGATAGATCAATATGGTACTGCAGTGGATCAATTGTTGGTTGCACCTGCTGGTTGTAAAAGCTTCTTAAACAGTAACTTATTCACTAGTTTTATCAATCAAAAAGTTAGACAAGGTAATTTTAAGAATTTATTAAAAGATTTTGTGGCTTTTGCCAGTAACAAGCAAATCACAGAGAATGTAAGAGCAAAGATGTTTGGATATGTTGATCCGAGTACTAAAAAGAAAGTTCCTGGACATTTTGAAGTCAATAAACAAGGATTGATAGGTGCCTTTATGATATGGAGCGCAATATACAATCTAAAAAGCCCGGTCGTCAAGCAACTTGACAAAGCAAGCAAAAGTAGCCCGGTTAAAGGTTACTTACAGGATGGTACTCAGACGCAAGAGGGCTATGTAGCGAACGGGTTTAAGTTTGTGGATCGTATGGGTTTCAGCCGTCAAAATCTATTAGGTCGTTGACCAAAACCAACATTTTTTTGCACTAGGCATAAATAATAGTATGAGTATCTATATGAGACTCAAACTTTTAAAGGAAATTTATCATGGCATACACAACAAGAACACACGGTGATTCACTACCAGTATTCGCAATCGACACATTGAACGGCCCAGGTGGCGCAACAACAGGAACACCTGTTGCTCTACAAGGTCCAGCACTAGACTTTTTCAGCACAGACTTAGGCGCTGATGCTGCAGGTCAATTAGGCACATTGGGCGCAGTTGAGTCAGTATTACGTTGCATCGAGCAATTGGCTACTGTACACTTCTATCAAGTAGAGGCATCAACAGGTGCAGCTAGCTTTGCTGTTTATCCAGTAGGCGCTTGGTCAGCATCAGCATTGCAAACTGCTATTCGTGCTTTAGGTACAGTCAATACTTATGACTTATCAGGTGCAACAGTTGCAAGCAACGGTTTCAAATTAGCTTAATAGTTTAATTTAACTAAATCAAGCCCAAGTAATTCTTGGGCTTTTTTTACCTCTATAAATACAGTATGAGAATTCGTTGCTATACTTTGTTTGATATTACTAGGACCGGGGTTGTTAATCGCAAAGCACCGCTCAATGGCAGCCCTGAAAAAACACTAGAATGGGAACGAAATCGTAATACTCAATGCAACTTAGATACAATCATACAGATAATTTCACTACGTAGTCAACCTGAAAATATTTCATCTCCGATTAAAATAAATGAAAAATTTAAAGATTTTGGATTTATGTATGAAGATGAAGAAATAAATTATCATTGGGAATTTGAATTTGATATTTTACGTCAAAGTGTATTTGATGATGGTATCAATCCTATAGGTTATTTGATTAGTGACTGTGATAATGTTCCAATGTTACTAGTGGGAACTGAATGGCCAAAACTAATCAATTTTTTAGATATCACTCCGGAATTAAGAAATATATATTTTGAGGTAATTTCCAATGAAAATGAATGAAAAAGAAATGTATAGAATATTTAAAAAGATGTTTGATAAAGAAGAAATATCTCACATCTCAAAGCATATTATATTTCAAAATAATGCTGGTGATTATATCATGTACGATAGATATACTATTAAGTCACATAAAGGAGCATTTGTGTCTAGTAAAAATACTACATTTACTACCAAAACTTTTAACAACTTAAAGAATGCGGTAATATGGACAACACTAGATCACACAGATAAAGTAGTGGCGGCTAACAGAGTTATAGAATTAGACACTTTATTAGCAAGTACAATAGAACATATAAAATTGTATGAAAAGCGTTTTAAAGAAGCCAAAACTCTTGAAGCCCTAGCAATCGCAGATATTAAATTACATGAAGAAATAGTAAGAAAAGAAAGAATTATTAATGAACTTGAGGATCACGCCTCAACGACAAGGAAGTGGCAAAACAAGCAGTTTGCTGATATAACTGCAAAATAATTTATCTATGATAAATACTATTATAAGTATTTTGGGAAAAACCATATGAAACTAACAGAATTTAACATGAAACCTACTTTAGTTGCTAAAAAAGCTCTAAAAGAACATTTTAACACAACCCTCAACGTAGAGCGTTTGGGCCTATACGACACAACAAAAATGTTGCGTAAAGTTAAGGGATTGATGAGTGAAATGAAATCTAGAGAGTCTTTTGCAACAGAGAGCAATCCAGCTTACATGAAATTAATGTTCATGGAACAAGCATTGGTTCATCGCTATGGTGAATTAAAAGCTATGCCTATGTACAATCAACGCATTGTCGTAGAGAACGAAGAAGTTGAAAAGTCTCAAGTTGTACTAGCAGCTAATGAGATGATTGACGAAATGCAAAAAATGATTGAGAATGTCAGCGACATGTTAGTTAAAGAACTACCAGCAGTTGTTGACGGTGTTAACGCTGAGATTGGTACCAATGAAGGCGAACAATTCAATAGTCAAGTAAGTGAAGCATTGACACAATTACAAGCTGCTTTGACAACATCTAAGTCAAGTCTACAAAGTGCATTGGGTGTTATCACTGGTCAAGGCGGTGGCTTTGAAGATGGAATGATGGGTGGTGCAGAAGAGCCTGAAATGGGTGCTGATGACTTAGGTTTAGGCGACGAAGAAAGTCCTGAAATGGGAGACGAAGGTCCTGAACTACCAGAAGAGCCAGAAGAAGAACCTGCGTCAAATATTGGTCGTTCAACTCGTTAATATATGAGACTCTTTGAGTTTGTTGAAGATAACCCTCTTCGTGTTAAGTTGACTGCGGTTGCTAGTGAACTTGAAGATGATTTTAAGGATAGTGGTAAGACATTACCACTAGATGAATTCTTAGATATTCTGCGCAATGAGGGTGTTCAAATCGATAAAAATGACATATATGATGTCATTAAAAAAGAACCTTTAGTCAATATTATTGATAGCATTGAGCAAGGTAATGTTATCTTTAAAGATCAAGTGAATGATAATGGCGAGCCTGATCCAACAGACAGTGAAAAAACTTTGCAACAAATGGCTAGTAGACAACTATCCAAATAACTTGCATATAGTATAAAAAAGTATTATAATACTTTGATGTACAACCCAAACAAATATAATTATCAACCCATGCAAAGGGTAGAAGTCGATGGTAAGCGTAGATATCTTACTCCCGATGGTGAAAAACTCCCAAGCGTTACAACAGTATTAGACGCAACTAAATCAGAAGAAAGTAAACAGGCACTTGCTAACTGGCGTAAAAGAGTTGGTACAGTCCAAGCGCAAGCAATTACAACTGAGGCGGCAGGTCGTGGAACACGAATGCACAAATGGCTTGAGAATTACGTAAAGACAGGATACACAGGAGATCCTGGCAGTAACCCTTATAGTATTCAAAGTCATATGATGGCACAAAGTATTATAAAACAAGGTATGAATAAATGTACTGAGTTTTGGGGTACTGAGGTTGCGTTGTATTTTCCTAAAATATACGCAGGCACTACAGACTTGTGTGGTGTGCATGATGGTAGTGATGCTATCATGGATCACAAACAAACCAATAAACCAAAGAAACGTGAATGGATTGATGATTACTTTGTGCAATTAGCAGCTTATGCCAATGCGCATAATGAAGTACATGGTACAAAAATACGTAAAGGCGTTATTTTTATGTGTGATCCTACAGGATTGTATCAAGAATTTATTATAGAGGGTAACGAATTTGAAAAGTACTCTAATATGTGGTTCACTAGATTAGAAGAATACTATACAAAGTTCCTTTAAATCTTGATAAATAGTATAATCTACTAAAGGTTATACTATGGCGATAGTCCAGATTTCAAAAATTCAGCACAGAACAGGTGCAAACATCGATTTGCCCCAACTTGATATTGGGGAAGTTGGGTTTGCAACAGACACTAAACAATTATTCATAGGTAACGATCCTTTAATTGACCCACCTCAAGGTCTAGAACCTACTGTCACAGAGATATTCACTAATAGTGCAAACTGTTACATAGATGGAAGTCATCTTACAGGTAACATTAATGTTAACATAGTACATGCAACAAACAACGGCAACGGCACTAATTTCAAAGTTGGTGATGATGCATGGATCGGTGATATCAATGTGGTTGATACAATGCAAATTAAGGGTGTAGCAAATGCTGCAAACGGTTACATTGTTTTTGGCAATAGTGATACTAAATCTTTAGGCCGTAGCGGTACAGGCCCATTGACATTCAATGGTGATTTTACCAGTAATGGGAATATAACTGCAACATCCATACATTTGGGTACATGGCATTTATTCGCTAATTCATCTGGTATTTTTGTCACAAATACATTAACCAGCAATACATATTCCGTCAATCTTACACAAGTTTGATAAATACAAGTGTTCAATTATAACTTATGCAGTAAGCCCACTGCGTAGGCCCTAGAACGGTCTTATAAAGGAGAAAAAAATGGGACGTCCTCTTCCAAAGAGATATTTCGGAAACGAAAACACAAACGACACT